ACTGGGAAATCCCCCCAACCAGCAAGAACCAGCAGGAAATAGCAGGATCGGAGTCGGATTATCCGATGATGGGCAGGATCGAGCCGAGACTGGTCACGCCTGTCCCTGCCGGCGAGAGTTTCGGCCCTGCCCTGACCTTGTGGGCGAAACGCGTGCTCAATATTGATCTCATGGAGTGGCAGAAGCGGATCTGTAACGATGCTCTTACTCTGGACGAGAACGGCGACTTCATCTTCCGTGAAGCGTGTGTTTCTACAGCGCGCCAGTGTGGGAAGAGTCTGGTGATGAGAGCGTGCGCTGGCTTTTTCGCGACCGAGTATGCAGCTCTCCGAAAAGAACCCCAGACGATCGTCATCGTCGCCAACCAAAAGCGCCGAAGCATGGCCCTTTTCCGTGATGTCGTCCGCGACCTTGAAGACAAGTTTGAGATGAAGGTCAGATGGCAGAACGGAGACGAGCGCATCAACTTCCCAGACGGAAGCAGTATCTCCGTCGTCGCAGCTTCCGCACACGCGCACGGTATGACAGCGACTCATCTTCTCGTAGACGAACTTTGGGACATCAGTCCCGAGGTCGTATTCACTGCTCTCAGGCCGAGTCAAGTCGCCGTCAAAAATCCGCTCATGCTCATGTTCAGTACCGCCGGCGACCAAGGCTCAACAGTTCTTCTCCAGCTTCGAGAGCAAGGTATGGCAGCGATTGACTCAGGCCGAACTGGTTCGCTGTACTTCGCCGAATGGTCACTGCCACCCGGAGTGAGTGTGGAGGATCGGCGCTACTGGGGATGGGCGAACCCTGCGCTCGGGACAACGATCACCATGAAAGCGTTAGAGCTCGCGTTTGACTCGCCGAATCGTCAAGCGTTCATCAGAGGCCATCTGAATCTGTGGCTGGACAGCACTAACTCGTACCTACCCTTGAACCTCTGGCAGGATCGGCAGACCGTTGATCCCATGCCTCCGATCCAGTGGCTCGTCATTGACTCATCGGTAGACGAATCACGCTATGTCGCAATCGGTTGCGCGTACGACGGGACGCGCGTGATCGTGACGACAGAGTTCGTCGTTGAGTCCGCTCAGCAGATGTGGGCCGAAGTCGTGACTCGAATGTCAGACGCGTCCGTGAAGCTCGCGTGTACTCCGTCGCTGGAGATTCACTGCCCTCCAGACCTCCGCCGAAGGATGACAATCGTCGGCTATGCAGAGCTGATCAAATGGACAGGTGCAGCTCGTGCGATGATCGTGGAAGATCGCGTCCGCCACACTGGAGACCTAGCACTCTCCGAACATTTCGCTCGAAGCGTCGCTGTAAAAACTGGAGGCGCGATAGTGCTCAGTTCGCAGAAGAGTCCCGGGCCGATAGAGCTCGCGCGCTGTGCAGTGTGGGGCATCATGCTCACATCACGACCAAGAGCATCAGCGAAACCTCAGATGGCTTTCGGCTGACCCTAGTGGACACACGCTTGCAAGTTTGAGAGACTCGCAAGCGATGGCACTCTTCGGAAGTAAGAAGCAAGACGCGACCCCCGCGTTCGCACACGCACCGCTTCAAGCTGCAGCAGGTAGCGCCTCTCAGAGCGGGCTGGGTCAATTTTGGAGTTACACCGTCGGGGCCGCTTCCGAATTGGCTCTGTCCGTTCCGACAGTTTCACGCGCGACACAAATGATCATCTCGCTTGTGGCCTCACTTCCGCTCCGCCACTACACCACCCAGTTCACAGGCTCGGAGTACGAAAAGATCTATCTCGAGAACGAGTCATGGATGGACACTCCAGATCCGACCCTGACGCGTAACTTCATCATGGCTAACACTGCGATGGATCTGATGATGCGCGGACGCGCGTTCTGGTATGTCACCTCACGAAGCTCCGCCACTGGACGGCCTCTCGCGTTCCAATGGATGCCCGCCGAAATGGTGGACACATTAGATCAGCCCGGCCCGCAGTTCTTCGGAAAATCCAACCAGATCACATTCAACGGGATCAACATTGCGACACAAGATGTCATTCAGTTCCTCGCTCCCGTTCAAGGTTTCCTCTGGACAGGTCGCCGAGTCCTAGAGACAGCGATCAAGCTTGACCGCTCAGCTGAACGCTTCGCCTCCAACGAGATCGTCGCTGGATACTTACAGCAGACCGACAGCTCCGAACCTCTTGACGCTGAATCACTTGGTGAACTCGCTGCAGCATGGAGCAACGCTCGACGCGTGAACGCTGTCGGCGCATTGAACTCAGCTGTCAAGTACGAACAATTTGACACAGACCCGAGCAAACTCCAGCTCGTAGAAGCACGAAACTTCAGCGCACTTGAACTGTCTCGAGCAATCGGAGTCCCCGCGTACCTTTTAGGAATCGGCATTTCTGGCTACAATTATTCCAATGCCACTCAGGCCAAGCAGGATCTTTATCTCCTAGGCGCAAAATTGTACATGGATTGCATTCAAGAAACGCTCAGCGCCACCGACATTCTTCCGCGTAACAGGTTCGTGGAATTTGACACCGACGATCTGATAGAAGATGTCGCAATGAACCGCACAGAGATAGACATTGAAGAACCTGCCTCCATGCGAACACCTCAGGAGATGCCCTCATGATCAGACTCACCGCTCAACAGATCACACTTGACGCTTCCGCCGATGGTGAACCATCACGCCAGATCACTGGGCTCGCCGTCCCTTGGAATGTCAAAGCGACTCTCTCCGGTGGAGAATCGGTCGTGTTCCTTGAAGGCTCACTTCCCGAAGATGGCCCAATGCCGAAGCTCTTGGAATACCACGACGAGACTCGAGTCATCGGTCGCGTCACCGAGCGAGTATCAACCGCCGAGGGCATGATGTTTGTCGCCAAGTTGAGCGCGACCAGAGCTGCCGATGATGCTCTCGCACTGCTCGCTGATGGCGCTCTAGATTCGGTCTCCGTTGGCGCAGTGCCTACCAAGTTCAAGCGCCTCTCAGACGGGACGCTAGAGGTCTCTGAAGCGAAGTTCGTAGAGCTCTCAGTCGTCACGACACCGGCATACGCCGACGCGCAGGTCTACTCAGTCGCTGCCTCTTCACCCGAAGAGGAAGCACCCGACGAAGAAGAAGTAATACCAACCCCAACCCCAACATCCGAGGAGGATGAAATGTCAGAAGCATTAGAAGCAGCAGTACCCACTGCACCCATCCAGTACGCAGCAGCGAAGCGCGAGTTCAAGCTTCCCACCGCTGCCGAGTACATGATCAAGTTCTTGGCTGGCGGATCTGAGTTCGCTGAGTTCAACGCTCGCATCCATGCAGCTGCACCAAATGTGACGAGCACTGATGCACCGGGCCTGTTACCAGTTCCGATCATCTCGCCGATCTATAACTCGTTTGTAGCGAATTATCGCCCATTGATCACTGCTATGGGAGTCCGTCAGATGCCCGCATCGGGCAAGGTGTTCATCCGTCCGAAGGTCACCACGCACACGACGATCGGTGCAAGTAACGGCGAACTCGTCGCACTCGATCAAGGCACTTTCGTCGTGGACGACATCCAGATCACCAAGGCCTTGTACGGCGGATATGTCAACATCTCCGAAGAATCAATGGACTTCACCTCGCCCGAAGTTCTTGGTGCATTGATTGACGACATGGCACGCATCTACGCAAACGCAACCGATGTTGCAGCTTGTGCAACATTTGAAGCAGGAGTCACCCAGACTGAAGCATTGACCTCAGGATCAACACCTGCCGACTGGGTTTCGTTCATCTACAACTCAGCAGAGCAAATCTTGACCAACTCGAACGGCAACCTGCCAAATGTGCTCGTCATGTCACCTGCGTACTACGCATCACTCGGAGCACTTGTGGACGATGCTGGTCGTCCGTTGTTCCCGAATGTCGGCCCACAGAACGCAGTCGGCACCGGCGCATCGGCCTCAACCTTTAACGGCAACGCTTTCGGCTTGTCGCTCGTGGTTGACCGTAACTTGGTCGCTGCAGGCGGAAAGAACCTGTATGTCGGTGATAGCACTGGCTTCGAGTGTTGGGAGCAGCAGCGCGGAGCTGTTTCCGTGGATCTGAGTGACGGCGCACTGGGTCGGGTAATAAAGTTCAGAGGGTACTTTTCCTCCGTAATGATGGACGCGACGAAGTTCGTCAAGCGCGCCTAATCCGATTGACGAAGAGAGAGATCTGAACGATGGCAACCTTTACAGTTACGCACCACCAGCGTCTGTCAAATGTCGCCGTCGTTCAGACTCTTGAAAACACCGACATCGCTGTCGGACAATCAATCACACTCTCAGGCCTTGGACATGGTCTCAACGGCACACACATCGTGTTCGCTGTACCGACCTACTACTTGGTTGATGTTGACGAAGAAGGCGACTACATCTTCGACTCGGATGTCATCATTCCGAACCAGTTGCTCTTCAACGATGTTGGCGACGACCTTCCACGATCTGCAGCTGATCCAGTCGGCTCGCTCGTCTGGACTCAAACCTGCACATGGATCACAGTCAGCGATCTCACCGAGTTTCTCGGAATTAGCGGAGCGACCGCCAATGACACAGCCTTCATGACCTCATCAGTTAACGCTTCGAATGCATGGTCATTTAAGCGAAGAGTTCAGGCCGGCTACCATGACAGTCTCACGACCGTCCCCGATGCTGCAGTCAAAGCTGGAGTCGTGCTCATGGCGGCCTCGTTGTACAGAGAACGCGGAAGTGTGGACTCCTTCAACAGTTTCCAAGACATGAACATTGCAGCACCAGTCGCTTCAATGGGTCGAATCAACCAGCTCCTCGGTATCAAGCGATCGCAAGTGGCATGAGATGGCTGGCATTTTTACAGACACGATCAACGCTGTCTCAGCGACGATCACAGCTCTTGGACTTGTTCCTGTTACCGATCCACGCAACGCTCGCCCTCTGGTGGTGTTCATTGAGTTGCCTACATTCACTTCGTTCAACAATCAGACAGCGGACATCACGATTGACCTCCGAGTCTTGGGCGCGCCACCCGGCAACCAAGACACAACGGACTACATACTCGGAGTCGTTGACACGCTCATGAACTCATCTCTCGCAGTTGTCTCAGGCCGTCCAACGATCGCACAGATCGGCTCGGCTGAGTTACCTGCTTACGACCTCACAATTAGAATCGGCACAAGCCGCGTATAAAGGACAAAACAATGACCGCAACAGTCACCTACCTCAGCAACCCGACCATCAATGTCACCGCACCGTCAGCCATGTCGTTGACGGAACACGCCTCAGCTGCGACCTTAACGCTCACGGCAGAAGCGCTCGAGAACACAGCCTTCGGTCAAACCTCACGCACCTTCACCGCTGGCCTCTTCAGCAATGAGCTCACGATCACCTTCTTCCAAGGTTACGGAACTGGCGAAGTTGAGACCATGCTGAACACCTTGTTCGGCACGACTTGCACGATCGTGATCAGCCCGTCTGGGACAAGCGAGACCGCATCGAATCCCGAGTACACCTTGACAGGATGCTACTTGGAGACCGTGACTCCAATCTCGGCAACAGTAGGCGAGCTCTCAGTAGTTGAGGCCACCTTCATGGGCGGAACTTACGCCCGAGATGTCACCCCCTGATAACAAATAATCCGAACCCGACTAGGAGAACCAATGAAACTCACACTCAGTGTCAAGCTCACCGACGGCGAGACCTACCAAGTAGTCACGAACCTCTTCGTAATTATTTCGTGGGAGCGTAAGTTCAAGCGACGAGCCTCAGACCTCGGAACTGGGATCGGCATGGAAGATCTAGCCTTCATGGCCTACGAAGCCAGTAAGCAACAAGGTCATCCAGTCCCGATCTCATTCGATGCGTTCATCGCAAAATTAGAAGATCTAGAAGTCGTGGAGACTGCAAACGCAGTCCCTACACAGGAGGCTTCCGGCGACAACTAGCAGCTCTGCTAGTTGAGACTGGGTACTGGCCTCCGACCATCACATTTGAGACAGACGATCTGGCAACTTGTGTCCAGATCATCAACGAGCAGAGACGAAAGCAAAATGGCAGCATCAGTCGGAATTGAATATGACGGACTGAAGCAGGCTCTCCGTGAGATCGGCAAGATAGATCCCGCGCTTCGTCGGCAGATTACTAAAGACATCAAGAGCGCGGTAGAGCCTTTGGTATCTGCCATCAAAGACTCCATACCTTCCACTCCTCCGCTGTCAGGGCAGAAGGGCTACTCGCGTACTTCTTGGAAGAACGAACAGAAGAACATTGTCGTCAAAGTGGACACGCGTAAAGCGCGCAAACGCAACCTCAGCGCAGGCGCACAATTTGAGTCTGTCGGCACGGTCAAGATCACCGCTAAGGGCGCAGCTCTTTCCATGACAGACATGGCAGGACGAGGCCCGAATCAGACACGCAACAAGAACCCACTTCGAGCCCGTCCTAACTTCGCTGATGTTCTCAGCAGTCGACTCGGAGGCCCGTCACGCTTCATGTGGGCGCGCTCCGACGATTATCTGGACGAGATCACTCAACGCGTTGATCGCATTGTTCAAGAAGTCATGAACGACGCAAACAAGAGGATCGTGAAGCGCTAATGGCAATTAACCTCCCCATCATTTCTGAATGGAATCCTGCCGGCATTGACAAGGCCATCAACGACTTCAAGAAGCTTGAGACCAACGGACAGAAAGCAGCGTTCGCTATCAAGAAGGCTGCAGTTCCTGCAGGCCTCGCGATCGCAGCTCTTGGCGCTGTCGCTTTTGATGCTGTGAAAGCGTTCGCCGAAGATGACGCTGCAGCACAAAAACTCGCTACGACTCTCGGCAATGTCACCGGAGCATCAGACGCTCAGGTCAAGTCCGTTGAAGACTTCATCTCCAAAACTTCAATAGCTGCAGCAGTCGCAGACGACGAACTCCGACCAGCACTCGACTCACTCGTCCGAGGAACTGGAGATGTCACCAAAGCTCAAGACCTCCTAGGTCTCGCCCTCAATGTGTCCGCGGGAACTGGGAAAGACTTGGGGGCAGTTTCCGACGCGTTGAGTAAGGCATTCAATGGGAATCTCGGCCCACTCAAGAAACTAGATCCAGCACTAGCCGATCTCATCAAAAGCGGAGCGACCACCGACGAAGTTTTTGCAGCTCTCGGAGAAACATTCAAGGGACAGGCATCTACCGCAGCGAACACGACTCAAGGCAAGATGAAGAACCTCGGGATACAGATGGGCGAACTCAAGGAGTCCATCGGTCAGGCCGTCATGCCACTCGCCGAGAAACTGATCCCAGCACTCCTCAAGTTCTCAACATGGGCATCCGAGAACAAAGGCTTGATTGTCACTCTCGGTCTGGTCATCGCAGGAATCGCGACAGCGATCATCGCCACGAACGCAGCTCTCGCGGTATACAACACGATCCAAGCATTGACCACAGCACTTAACACAGCTCTCACAGCATCATTCTCGGCGCTATGGGTCGCCACAGGTGCAGTCGTGATCCTTGCGATCATCGCTGCACTTGTCGCGCTACAGGTCAAATTCAACATCTTCGGGAAAGCGATAGACGGAATCAAAGCTGGCTTCTTGATCTGGTGGGATGTCGTCAAGTTCGTGTTCGGCTCAATCAAA